CAGACCCTGTGAATAACATGGCCGAAATTCGTGCAGAGAGGGCTGGTGTACAGTGGGTACTGTATGCATACTCCCCGGCAGGTAAAAATGCCGTAGGGCGCAGATTTGAGCGATTACGGCCCATGCCAGACTTTAAGTCGGCATACGAAACCAAGGGGGAAGCAGAAGACGATGCCGCAAGGATCAATCAATACATCCAGCGAAGTAACCAATCGGCCAGACATCGGTCACGCCAGGAAGCCGACCAACAACGCCTCGATGAGTACGTCGCCAATCATAAAACAACCTGACTCCGGCGTAGGCTGTAAACTGGACCCAGCACTGTACAAGGACATCGCCAACGGCCTGGTCGAAGGCCGAACCATCAATGACCTGGCGAACTCTTACAGCGTCAGTCCCAGCACCGTCGCGGTCCTGCGAAACAGACACTACGACTCCATCCCACAACCCAAACAACGCCTAGCCACCAAACTAGGCGGCGTCGCCGAAGCTGCCGCAGATCGGATGCTGCAGATGATCGAGGCCGGTACAGTCAGTGACCGTGCGCTACCGGTTATGGCAGGTGTATCCATCGAAAAGGCGATGTTGCTGTCTGGATCGGTTCCGACGACCAGGATCGAACACGTCAGCGTCAAATCGGACAGCATCGGAGAGATCCTGGACCGGCTACCGGCGGCCAATGCGGTGCCAGTTGCCAGTGAGAGTAGTGGCGATGATAGCTAACCCACTGAACACCAGTGACATGATCGCTACAGCTACAGGTCTAGCTACAGTTTCCGGGCCGGCAACATCCATGGCAGGCAGGCGGGGGGGGGGGCCTCGCCATCGTTGATGATTATATCTTATATGGGTTGTCTCCCACAGAATTTTTCCGCAAAGCGCCGACACATTTCCGGACACTTACGGGTGGCCGTTTAACGCGGGGTTTATTGGATAAAGTGCAGGTTATGAAAAGAGGGTCGGACACAATTTCGGACACAATTTGCAGGTTTGGGGTTTTTTTTGGTTTACCTGGGCCTGCGCCGGGCGGTTCGTGGGGGCCGTCCGGCATTTAAGTTCATGCCGTGCAATTTGATGAAGCAACGAAAACCTGGGTTTATTTTATATTGAGTAAATCTGATGATTTGTCTTATTTGAAGATTGGCATATCGAATGATCCGCCGGCCAGGATGCGGGGTTTATCGGGGGCGAATCCGGGGGTGTTGTCGTTGTTGGGGGTGTTGCCGGGTGACCGGGTGAAGGAGCGCGTATTTCACACGGTTTTTAAGCCGTGGAGAAGGAGTGGAGAGTGGTTTTTGTATTCGCATGAGGTTGAGGAGGTGGTAAGCAGTTTGGATTTATCGGAGCGGTTCAGTGTGGATAAAGAGGCCAAGATGCGGCCGGAAGGGGTAGTTGGGGAAAAGCCGGAATCTCCGGAAGAGGTGGCGGTCAAGGGGATGCTTGGGTTTGTGATGGCTGGGGCGGTTGAATATCCTGGCCGGTGGTTGGACAGGCGGGAGTTGTATAGTTTTATTTCGAGGCGTCAGAGTGAGGGATTTTTGTCTGAAAAGAATTTTTCGACGCACTCGGTCCGGACAGGGTTTGGAAAGTTGTTATCGGCGATGAACGGCAAGTGGTTAAGCAACGGATGTCGGATTAGTATTTCGGGGGGAAAGAACAGTCGCAGGTTTTTATTTGAGGATGTCGTAACGAACGACAACCGTGCCAGTGACGCGAAAGACGAGGCGGGGGCGGCCAGGAAAGTTTTTGAAAAGGAGGCGGAAGATGTTGTTAGCTGATGGGTACGAGGGTGCGGTGATTGGGATTGGCCGGCAGTTCGGCAAGGAACTGGTGGTGTACGATGAGGCCAAGTGTTTGGAGATTTTGGTGAAGAGGGACGGGATGAGTCCGGAAGAGGCCAGGGAGTATTTTGAGTACAACACGGCCGGGTCCTGGGTTGGTGATGAGACGCCGATGTTTTTGGAGAGGATGACACTGGAGGAGATCCGGGACAGGACAGATGAGAGGCGGGTAAATAGGAGATATGAGTATGGCACAGACAACAAGCAAAGAACAACAGACGGCAGCGTTGAACACGTTGATTAACTTGTCCCTGCAGATTGCGCGGGAACAACAGGCACAGGTCCAGAACTCGGCCAATTTATTGGCAGTGGCGCTGGGGTTGGCGGTAGAGGCGCCTCCGGCGGAAGGGTCGGAAGAGGCGAAGGGTGCTGACGAGGCCCAGGAAGGAGAGGATAAAGAAGCAGAGGCGTGATTGACTTGCAGCCAGGCGAGCGGATTGAGAGGGTTCTGTCGGCCGAGACGGGTTTGAGCCGGCAGGACCTGACGTTATTCAGGAAGGACCGGTTACAGAAGGGGGACGACTGGCGATATGATCGCGAGGTTATCCTGACGCAGGCTGGTTGGGCGAAGGTGCGTCGTGAATTGCTTGGGGAGGATCCGGGGGATAAGGAGGCGGATCCTCCTTTTTTGGAAGGCCAGGTGACCAAGTGGGATTTCCGCAACAGCCGGATGGTTGAGGTGGAGGGGCGGATTTTGGTGCGGGTTAAGAATGCGGCGTTATGGAGGCCGGATCGGGATGGTGTCCGGATGATCCTGCGGTATGTGGTGAGTGGGGACAGGTGTTACCAGGTTGGTAAGGCGCCGCGTTATCCCGGAAAGTGGTGAGTCGGAAGATTAAACAGGTTGGTTGGGATGAGGACATGGGGGGCCGGTTGACCAAGAAGCAACTGGCCGAGTTCAATGCCGCGGCGAATAAATATTTAAGATCGAAAGGTGAAAAAATCGGATGGAAGGAGACAGTCATACCAAAAAGCATACAGAAATCTGCCAAGAAAAAGGATTAACTGGAACACGGGAGAGCGGGTCCACACTGCTGGACGAGGAACAGGAAGTTACAAAAGAGGTGAAAAGCATAGAAGAGGCTTCTCGCTTGACGAAGACGGAGGTAGCGGAGGCGATCAGGGAGGCATTGAAGATCCGGACCGAGATGGGGCGTCGGATAGTTGACGTTGCTTTGGAGTGTATTGAGTTGTTTGAAACCAAGCAGCGCGACTATGGCAGCAAGAACATTTCATTGAGTGGAGAGATGGGGATTGCGGTCCGGTTGCAGGACAAGGTTTGCCGGATGCAACACCTGCTTGAATCGGGTGGAGAAGTGAACCATGAAAGTTTGGCGGACACATACCAGGATGTGGCGAATTACGGTATGATAGGGTGGTTGGTGAACCAGGGCCGTTGGGAGTGAGTGGAGAACAGGACAAGGACAGATTCATAACGCTGGCCGGCCATGAGTTGGAGAACATGGTGAACCGGTTCCATGAAGAGTTCTGCCTGTCAGACCCGGAGATTATTGGCTTATTGACGTGTTATGCGTCGCTGATGTCAATCCAGTCGATGGGCTACCTGGTGGATGCCGAGGAGGAGGAGGATGATTAGTTGGTTAATCTGGACCACTACATATACAAGCCGCATCCCAGGTTAAGGTTGCCGACAAGGGAACAGGCTGAACTGGCCTGTGCGACTCCGGAGGGGGAGGCGGATTTCCGGAAAGCGATGGAGGATCGCGGGAGGGAGATTTTCATGGAGGAAACAGATCCGTACAGGGGCGGGTTTGAGCCGAAACACTGGGATCATGCGACGAAGATCCTGGAGGAAAACGATGAGTTGCTAATCTCTGGTGGCAATCGTAGTGGCAAGACGGAATTTTGTGCGAAATGGATTGTCAAGTTGGCCAGGGAAAAGGATGGGTCCAGGATTGCCTGCTTTCATACGACGCATCAGTCAAGTTTACAGAACCAGCAACCGGTTGTTTACAAGTACCTGCCTGCCGAGTTTAAGCGTAAGATCAAGGGTGCGGTTGAGAATGTAAGTTACACCCAGAAAAACGGGTTTACGGAGTCGACGTTTATTTTACCGAACGGCAGCCAGGTATGGTTCATGCATTACAGCCAAGACCGCCGGACGGTTGAAGGGTTGGAATTGGACGCGGTGTGGGCGGATGAGTTGATCCCGATGGATCTGTTGGAAACGATCCGGTACAGGCTGGTGACCAGGGCCGGGAAGTTGTTGGTTAGCTTCACACCGATTGAAGGGTACAGTTTGACGGTGAAGGATTTCATTGCTGGCGGTGAGGTAACGGAGTGGCGCGACAGTGAGTTGTTGCCAACCCGGTCGAACATTCCAGGCGGACCTTCCGGTAAGATGCCGTATCTGATGCGGTGCCGGCGCGGTGGATCCTGGGCGATTTGGTTCCACACAAACTGGAATCCGTACAACCCGTATGAACAACTAAAGAAACGGTTGAAGGGGTTGCACGATGGGGAGGTTAAGATCCGCGCCTACGGTTGGGCTGATCAGAGTGTGGGGAATGCGTTCCCGCGGTTTGGG